AACCTGCCATCAAACTTAATACCAAGCTCAGTAGCCTTTTCTTCAAGCTCCTGACGAGTAGGTGGTGCAACATCATCTGTTTTTACAGCTTTTACTACTGTTTCAACCTTCTTTGTGTCAATCGCCTCTGTAAGAGACGAAAACCAGCCTTCTTTCAGCTTGGCTTCAAGTTCTTCAGTGTTGTTGACTCCTGCAAAATCGTATGTTCCATACGGGCGCACATGCTTCCCGGGAACCTTGTAAACCATAGCGGGAAACTCAGTCATTTCTTGAGCTTTCCAACTGGTTTGCCTGCTGCCTGCTTTGCTTTACGAGCTGTGCTCAATGCAATAGCAACGGCCTGCTTTTGAGGGCGGCCAGACTTCATCTCCTTACTAATATTGCTAGAGATTGTTTTTGGGGAATAACCTTTTTTCAGTGGCATAAGTATTTCATACACAAAAGGGAGGGTGGAGTCAACCACCCTCCCTCTGTGAAATAGGTCGCTTAGACCTGGCCGAACAAGATGATCCCAGTCATCTCAGGCTGCTTATTGACGACACCAAAGATCGTATCGAGGCGATAACGAGTCTTCATGGTGTTGATGTCGTATTGCTTCTGCATGACCAGTTCAATGCCCTGATCAGTGGAAGCACGCATCACGTTGGCGCCGGCGTCCGAAGGCACTGCGTAGCGACCCGGAAGGATCTCGATAGCGTCCTTCTGCCAGAAGCAGTTAATGGGAGCTGCGGCAGTGTTGAGGAACACAATCGCGCTGTTGGCGGCCTTCGTGTTGACAACGCAGTTCTGGTACTCAGTCGAAGCTGGGGACGCAACCTGGTTGGAAACGATACCGGGGCTGATCACCATCTGAGTGCCATTGGTGATGCTAATGACCCGGAAGGTCTTCAACTGACCAGTGTCCTGCTTGGTGATGTGATGCACAGCGTTCACAGCAGCAATAGTGAAACAATCACCAGCGGCGACGTTAGTCGTGCTGCTGACAGTCACCGTCTGGTAACGGTTGTCCACGTTGAGACGCTCAGAAGTCGTCGGGGACGAGGTCACCGCCTTAGGCACCTGATAGTTCACGGCAGCGTCACGAGTATCAATCGTGATACCAGAACCAGCCGCCACGCCGATACGGTTCGCGTAGTCGAGCTTGAAGGTGTCGAAACTCGCAACCTGGCCGATGAAGGCGCGGTCATAAGCGGTCAACGCCTTAGGCGTCAGGGTCTGACGGCCTGCGAGGTTGCTCGCCATGCCGTTGTAGTCACGAGTGGACAGCGCCAAGTAACGCGAATCGAAGTTCACGCCCTGTTCGTTGAAGATGGCTTCGCACTGGGCGACATCATCAAAACCAGAGGCAGCAGCGAGACGCTTAACAACGAGCGTGCCCTGCCGGGAGGCCACGTTCATTACGGCGACATTGATGTCACTTGCCAGCTTCTGCTTGGCAGAGTCGCCAAGGCGCTGTTCCTGAAGCGCGTCACGCAGTTCAGTCGCAGTCATGATCCAAGGAACAGACTGGTTGAACCCGATTGTCGCAGGGACGGAAAGCTGGGTGTAATCGAAGAAGTTCGAGGTCATATCAGTGCCCGGGTACGAGCGGCTGATATAAGGCTGCGGCCTCCAGATCGTGTTGTTGGTGCGTTCCATCATCGTCTGATCCGTGGTGTAGATCGAGACGTTGCGGGACAGGACAAGGGCGTCTTGGAAACCTTCAAGGAGGTTTTCAAATGCTACCCGTTCTTCTTTACTAAATGCATTAGCCATAACTTAGGATTGGTTTTTTAACTGACGTTTGTAAGCGATAACTTTCGTCATGTCGCCGGTGCGTGACGCTTCTTCACGCAACCGTTCCAACTGAGCGTTGGACGAGTCAAGACTACCGTTTCCGTTAATCTTTTTTTCAGGAGGAGGAGCTTGTTTTCGAGAGGTCACAGTCAATTGGGTTTCTAGTTTTGCTACAGCAAAGGCAAACTTAACAGGATCAGTAATCTCACCAAGTTCTTTTGCTTTCTTTGGATTCTTACCCAAAGCATACACAACTATTGCCGGGTTTTGAGCACCCTGAAGAATGATTCCCTGTTGAGTAACATTCAGAGTTTCAAGAACAGTCTCTTCAGCATCTTCAAAATCAGAAACTTTTAGTCCAGATTTACTCTGGGTATAGCCTTCCAACTTCTTCTGCCAAGATTCTGCTTCCTCCTGCTGCCTAGCTCTCTGCTTGGCTTCAGTCTCTTCAGACTGCCGCTTGCGTTCAAACCAACCAGCAAGTTCGTTCTCGAACTTATCTGAATCGTAATCACAGTCCTCAAGTGTCGGTTTCTTGCCAGCAACAACAGGATTATGCTCTGGTGCTGGTGAAACAGATTTGAGTCTTTCCTCAAGTTCGCGCTTCTCACGCTGCAACTCTCGGTAGTTCTTTCTCAGGTTACGCACCCATTCGGGCGCCTGCTTCTCTTCCTCTTCCTGGGGTGGCGATTCCCCTGCGATAGTAACTACAGTTTCGTCTCCGGGATCTTCAGTTTTCTCAGGCTCCGTATTCTCTACAGCCTCTGTTACGACTTCAATCTTATCGGATACTTCTTCTGTTGTTTTATCGTCTGCCAGTGTGGTGCTATTCATATGTCTAAAACTATCTCAATGCAACAGAAATTAACTATTGCATTGGCTGTGCTGGCTGAGTCAAGCGGTCAGCAAGCGCAAAGATACGGTCCTGATCAGTCGTGCTGACCTTGGAAAGTGTCTCAGTCGTCTTGGCGCGTGCTTCCTCTGCCTTAGCCACAGCAAGAATGCTGTCTGCCTGCGCTTTAGAGGCCCGTGCAATGGCTTCTTCACTGGCTGCCTGCAAGTACTGCGCCTGTGGGTCAGGCTGGGCATTCTGGGCGGCTGCCGCCATCTCCTGCGCTTCTGCCTCTGTAGGCTTGAGCACTCCCATCATCAGGAGCTTCTTACGAAAGTACTCGCGAACGTCGCTGATTCCTTCGCCTTCCATGTTGAGCATCGCCATAGCAGAAAGCACCTGAGTCATCTCAGGATCTTGGGTCATCGTCATCATGTCGGTGAGCGCCCGGACAGTGGCGAGCCGCTTGGTGGCACTGCTGGGGCCTACAGAGACGACAACGTCATACTCAGCACTAGACATGTCGTTTTCGTACTCGATCTCGCCTTCTTCGTTGACGACTGGCTTAAGCAACTCAATTGGCTCCATCTTGCCAGACTCGTGAACGGTCTTCATCTTGCGGCCTTCCTCGATGAAGATGTCCCGGGCGATAGACAACCAAACTTCGCCACAACGCTTCACAGCCTTTGCCATGTTGGACATATAGATGAACGTCTGCATGTCGAGACGCTGCTGGATCAACTCCACAGTCTTGCCACTCAAGTGACTGACCATCTTGTCACCCTCTCCTGGGGAACCTAGAATCTGTTGCATGTCTACTTCAGTTAGCTGAAGGAGAGCAGCCATAGAGGGCGGCAGGGAAGGAGGCTTAGTGTAGGCCACAGGACCAGCCACCATAGGGCTGCCATTGGCGTCGGTAAGCGTGTTAATGAGCAGGTAGGGGTAGTTCTTGAGGTTGTCCTCTGCCCACATCAACTGGTGTCCCGCCACCTGTTCAGGAACCAGAATCGGCTTCTCCATCGCAGAGAGCGCACTGATCTCGCCTAGCTTACTCAACTGCATGTTCTTGAGGCGCTGGGCGTCCTTGGCGAGGCGCACATGGCCCATGCAACGCTCTACGTTATCCACGAACCACCGCTTGCCGTACACAGGGATGATCGGAATGTTCTTCCCAGCGATGTACCCACAGTCTTCAAGGATCTTGGCCCCAGACATGATGTACTTGTGTACCTTGCGCGTCTTAATCTTCTTACGCCGGACTTCTTTCCAGCCAGTCGCAAGCATCTCTTCTTCTTTGTCGAGTTCCTCGGGCCGAAGCGACTCTTCTTTGCCGTTGAAGTCTTTATAGATCCTGATCTGCTCAGAGACTTCTTCCACCTTGTAATACTCAGCAACGTACACAACTGAAGGAGTGTACCAGTCGAACTGGGAGCGAGTAATCGTCTTGGGCCAGGTGGACGGGTCATCGTCGTACTCGGCCTTGTAGGCGTCGCGAGTCATGCTGGTGAGCACGAAGCATCGCTTGGCGTCTGCCTTATCCTGTCTCTTGGCACCTAGGTCAAAGTAAACGCTAGTGTCAGCGTCAAAGATGGGCTCGATGCAGACACGCTGTTTGTCGTCCTCGGGGTCTTCCTCGTTCTGATACTCAGTCCTAAGTCTCCACGCTCCAAACCCACCCATAACAGCCTCTTCAAAGGCGTTGTCGTAGGCTTCTTCTGCGCCTGAGTCTTGTTCATCAGCCCTGTAGAGCCCGGCACAGGTGTCTGCGAGCTTGTCGTACTCTTCTCCTTCTTTGGAAGAGAAGTTCACTGTAATCCGATTATTGCGATATTCGTTGATGATCCGAAGCACTGCCATGTGGATCTTGTTGACCTCAAAACGGGGCTTGTTCTCGAACTGATCGCCAAGAGGGCCTTCCCATTGGGCGCCGGCGAGAGAGCAAAACCTGCGGTCCCCAAGGCAGTTCATGCGTTCTTGGTACATCGCGCCTTGAATCTGATCGAACTCTGCGCGAGCGGCTTGGTGGATAAGGGAAAGTTTGTCTTCGGTCATCTCTTGAAAAAGTTAATCACTGGCATCACAAATGAGCTATTCTTCTTTGTACCATACTTAGATGGAATAGCAGCTCTACTCAAGCCACTAACTACTAAATACCGTGTCGCGTCCATCAAATGGTCGTTATTTTTTACCACACGCCCCTTTTCGTCTCTACGATAAAGGCGAAATTCCGATAACCAGTTCCGAAGATTCTGGAAAACGCGGAGCTTCCCGGCAGACATCGTTTGCCAAACATTGTAGAGCCCACTCTCCACGGCGTTGTTCGCAAGGGTTATGTCGAGGCCGTGCCTGCGGTACATGCCAGGAAGCTGTTGCCCGTCAGTCTGCGCTCGACCGCGACTGGCTGGATCAATTACCCCCGGCATCTCGCCACGGGCTTTAATGGCCTCCGCGTGTAGAATTGGCTCTGCTTGGCCTCGATAATACTCTGAGTACAGATAAGTCACCTCTGTATCTGGGTTAGTAGCGCCCCAGATGACCGCAGTCCTGTTCCAGCCTACGTCCATGCCATAGCACCTCCTCCAGTGCTCTGGGATGGCAAACTCTTCACAGATCAGTTCACTCTCTGGCACTGGGTAGATGGCGCCGGCACCAAGCTGTGGCACACCTTTAGAACGCGCATCCCTTTGGAACGGCGGGATCGACGCCCAAAGCTCGTCCTTCTGAGTCTTAGTCAGGTGAGGGACATCGTCCCAAGTTGCCATGAACGAAAGCACTGTCTCACTCATCCCCATAAGAGGAGTGAACGTAAGCATTGTCATGCCATTATTGGTCATCGTTCTAAGCAAACACTCTGTGTAGACATCCAGCGGTGGCTCTTCATCGAGCCAGATCACATCCTGTTCAGAGCCCTGAAACGCTTCCCGACGCTGGTCGTACGACTTAAACGTGAGCCTACTCTCACCTCCTGTAGTGTGCCTAACCGTTATAACTTCGATAGCTTCTGCTACCCCAGCCTTGGCAGTAGTCTTGATGAGATCAGACTTGGGGATCAGTCCCGTACCAAACTCCCCGGGCGCCCCTAGCAACTTCATCTGAAGAATGTCACGAGTCGTCTTGCCGGTGTCTCCAGCCGCCCAGGCACTCACTGGTCTATCAAACTTCCTGCCCTCCCACCATGAGGGATAACGGCCTGTCATATGCAGCACCATCTCGTACCCGCCAATACTCTCAGTCTTGCCAATACGGTTGGCAGCCATCATCAGGCGCTCCCTATACCGTGCCCCCGCCGTAAAGTAAGCGATGTGCTTGGGATACAGTTCCCTGCGGTACTCGCCAGTGTCAGGGAAATAAGTAGCGATCTTACGTTCCTTCCGGCGCCTCAGAGACTCTTCCAACAAAAGAGTCAGCTCTAAGTTCTTGTCGAGTCCATCGAGTAAATCGCTCATACAAGATCGGGTGCCCCGGACACCTGCACACGCAGGGCCGGGTGTTTTCCGTTTCGCCCAGCCGAACCCCCGGGTTGACTGGTGAGACTAAACTTTGCGAGATGTTTCACTTTTGAGCAAGTTCTTAAACGCTTCCAATGCGTCATTTTTGTAAGAATGTGGCCCCACATGGGAGTCTCTAAGCACACTAGCCAAGAGGATCGCCATCTGTTTCCATGCCTCTGCCCTCTCTGTTTCGTTGCATAAATCATTGGCAAGACTGAGACTTAAAAAAGTGTCCTCGTCGAGATAGCTCATACTTTCATTACGATTACCTTGTACTCGTCTCCGTCCTCTGGGCCGCCTTCTAAGTCAAAAGTAAACTCTTCGTAGTCCATGTCTCTAGACATCGAGTTAAGCAAGAGCGCATAGGCAAGATCAGCGGCGCCTTGCGCTTCTTCTGGGATAGAGTTGAGGTCCATAAAAGAGTTGCCGGTCTCTCCCGGCTGTCACGCCTTTTGACTCAGCGGCGTTCCTGTTTCGGCGTCCCGAAAGCTGGGCAGTCTCTCCTGCTGTCGCACCACTTTTAGCCCAACAAGGTCAGGCCACGCAGGTGTCGCAAAAGTTTTAACTGTCTGACTTTGATTCTTGAGCAAGCATGCGCAATCTCTCTTGAATTGCAACCATAGCTTCATCAATTGTGTTCATGTAACTGTCTGAGGCTTTTTGAAAAAACGCTATAGAAAGAGCACATCTTAATCCCTCTAAAACAGTTGCTAGGATTTCTTCTTCTTTTTCAACCATAAACAAACTGGCGCTGTCTCTCCAAGCTGTCACACCACTAACCGCGCCCACGCAACTAGCAAGCGCAGGCTTCGATTCTCCGGCATGGAGCCAGAGGCAGGTGTCGCAAAGTTGCTCCTTCTACACATGGTAGACGAGCTAGTTAAAATCGTCTCTCCGATTAGTCACACCACTCTTTGCACAGCGGCAGGTGTCGCGAAAGTAAGTGGCTCGCCGGTTTGAGGATGCTTTCGCACTAGCCTTGGCGGGCTCTAAAGAAAACTAAGCAGCAGCACTAGGGTCCAAGACTACGGTGCTGCCTGGTCCAAAT